TGGACTGGGAGCTTTCAACGGAGTCCCTAGAGGACAACCTTGAGGGCGAGGCCCTGGAGGACCACATTGCACGCCTAATGGCTACTCAGGCGGGTAACGACCTTGAGGATGTTGCAATTAACGGTGACACAGCTCTTACCACCGACCCGCTTCTAAAGGCGTTCGATGGTTGGCGCAAGCTGGCTCTTGCTGGTGGTCACGTAATCGATAACTATGACGGTACTGCCGCTGGTGGTCTTGACCGTGCCGCTGCAAATGCTGCGCTTAAGGCTATGCCACGTAAGTACATGCAGCGTCGTGCAGGACTTAAGTTCTTCGCGGGCTCTAACCTAATTCAGGACTACATGTACGGTCTGACTCAGACCCAGAGTAGCCTGATTAGCCTAGAGCAGGTTGCACAGGGTATCACTCAGAATGGTGTTCGTACCGAGGGTCCTGCGGGATTCAACGGTCCAACCATCTTCGGTGTTCCTCTACAGGAGGTTCCGCTATTCGAAGAGACCCGTGACGGTGATTACACTGGTGGTGCCGGTGTTGACCACGGTGACCTCTGGCTAACCTTCCCACAGAATATGCTGTGGGGTGTTAAGCGAGAGATTCAGGTTTACCGTGAGTTCAAGCCAAAGAAGGACACCATCGAGTACACCATGTACTGCCGTGTTGGTACACAGATTGAGAACGCTGACGCCTTTGTCGTTGTAAAGAACGTCAAGGTATCTGCCTAATCCTTCCTAAGATTGAGCCCCGCCAAAAGGCGGGGTTCTTTCGTTTGCCTTGAATAATGGAATCTGCTATATTGATAGAAAGGAAGGACGTATAATGAGCTTTGAGACTTTGAAGAAGGAAGACCTTCTCAAGATTGCCGAGGAGTTCGGTTCGGACGTTAAGCCTAGCGACACCAAGGCGGTAATTATTGCCACTCTGAACGAGGACGGTGTTACCTGGGAGCAGGCTGCTGCGCTTGACAAGCAGGTTGCCGAGAAGGATGCCGAGCTTAAGGCAGAGAAGGCATCAGCAGATGCTCAGGCCAAGGCCGAAGAGGAGCAGATGCTTTTGAAGATGACCCGAGCGAATCCAACCTATGAGGTTAGGGGCTACCGATTCACCAAGGTCCACCCATTTGCTGTGGTGGCCGCATCGGATGCCGAGTGGATTGTGGATAATGTCGAAGGGTTTAGATATGCCACGCCTCGCGAGGCGCAGGAGTATTACGGGTAAATAAAGGCCCGAACTCCTGGAAGGGATAACTGAAAATGGGGGTTGTCGATTTTCCCCAGCAGGGCACCATCGGTGCGAATCTGCTTCCAAAAAGGTACGACATCGAGATTTACCAGGGCGACACCTTCGAGGTTGTTCTCAACTTCAAGGATGGGGCCCAGAATCCAGTAGACCTGACCGGGTTTATTGGTACAGTGCATTTTAAGAATGCGCAGGATTCTATTGTGGCAACACCCACGGTAACCGTCAACGCGGATGGGGTGTTGGGCAGAGTACGAATTGCTCTGCTCGACACCTCAATTCTCGGAGAAGGACGCTATGCCTGGGATTTGCAGCTTTCCGATGGTGTGCGTCAGCGCACATATATCGGCGGGGCGGTTAATGTCACGGAGGATGTGTCCGATTAGTGTCCACCGTCAACGACATCAGCCTTGTCCAGATTGAAGAATCCGGACCACACATCGAATTCGAAGGCAACGAGGTCAATATTGTCGTTCAGGACGATACAAATATTGACCTAATCGGCGTTGATGTTCCCGGCTCAGTCTCTATTACCGAAATCGTAGTCCAAGGACCACAGGGAATTCCGGGAGAACCCGGCCCCATTGGTCCCATGGGACTAACCGGTCCGGAAGGACCACCGGGTCCCCAGGGAATTCAAGGAATCCCCGGCCCAAAAGGTGATACCGGAGCCATGGGACCGCCTGGTCCTAAAGGCGATAAGGGAGACACCGGAGCTACAGGCCCACAGGGACCTCAAGGAATTCAGGGTATCAAGGGTGACACGGGACCGCAAGGTCCGCAAGGAATTAAGGGTGACACCGGAGATATTGGCCCAATTGGTCCGCAGGGTCCAAAGGGAGATATCGGTGCTACCGGCCCCACAGGACCGAAGGGTGATACTGGAGCCACTGGACCAGCGGGTCCAGCCAATACGCTTGGCATTGGAACAGTAACAACCGGGGCGGCGGGTACAAATGCGAATGTCTCTATTACTGGAACCTCCCCCAACCAAATCCTGAACATGACTATTCCCCGAGGAGATGTTGGTGCTCAGGGTCCCAAGGGTGACACTGGAGCCCAGGGGCCTCAGGGACTTAAAGGTGATAAGGGAGACGCGGGCGCAGCCGGACCAGCTAATAGTCTGACCATCGGTACGGTTACGACGGGTGCGGCGGGCTCTAATGCCTCCTCCACCATTACGGGCACATCGCCCAATCAAATTCTCAACCTGACAATTCCGAGGGGTGACCAGGGATTTCAAGGTATTCAAGGAGTTCAGGGAGTCAAGGGCGACAAGGGTGATATTGGAGCTACGGGTCCAGCCGGATTGGTGTGGCGAGGAGCGTGGGCTTCTTTGAACACTTACGAGGTGAATGATGTCGTCAGGTCTGGAGGCTCCTCATACCGCAGAAAAGTCAGAGGGACGACCGCAGGCCTTCCGAGCACGGACTCAGTGAACTGGGAACTGCTCGCTGCACAGGGTGATACAGGTTCTCCTGGCCCAGCTAACACACTGACCATCGGAACGGTTGCTACTGGAACTCCAGGAGGACCGGCCGGTGCAACGATTACCGGAACCGCTCCAAATCAAACGCTCAATCTCACCCTGCCGCTAGCGGACCCTAGTGTAATTTCGAATTATCGAGTTCTGCTTCGACGCACAACCAATCAGTCAATTGCCCAGGGAACTCCTACGGCAATTGTTTGGCAGGCGTGGGACTATGACCCGATGGGCATGTGGTCTACTATCAACGGCCTACAGAATATCGTTGTTCCAGTCTCCGGAGTTTATGCAATCACATCAGCGGTTCACTGGCAGAATCCAGCCACCGTTTGTACGCGCTCGCATCTGATTATGATTGATGGCCTTGCCTATGGCGGAGGCGAGGCGGCATTTGAGTCCACCGGAGTAAGGAATGAATTGAGCAACGCATTCGCCTCAATCACGATGTATTTGAATGCTGGAAGCGCCATTAGGGTGGATGTCTTCCATCAGGATAACGCCGCAATCAATATCGAACCGTCGCAGGAATCAACTCGTCCGGGAACATATCTATTGGTTCAGCGACTCGCATAATTACAACAAACTGATATAATGGAATTACTATGACAGAAATCTACAGGAACGACGCGACCAAGGGTGTCAGCCTCGGTGTGACTGGGGCCACCAATGTGTCAGCGGTCATCAAGCGTGATGGGAAGTCTGACGTAGCCGGAGTCGTCGTAGGGGATGTCGTCGCTATCCCCTACGAGATTGTAGCTTACGACGGACCATTTGTCGTGCGCTGGCAGTTTACGGTAGGTGCGAGTTCCTATAGCCGGGACGACCACCACGAGGTCGTAACGCCATATGTCACGCCCGAAGAAATTAGAGAGACCCTGGAAGTGCCCGAGGATATTTCGGAAGCTACGATTATTCGCACCGAGCGAAGGATTCGTGGACTTATCGATAATTACACCGGACAGTCGTTCGGTTACTACGAGGGTGCCAGGAAGGTCGTTGGTTCCGGCGATAATCAGCTTACGCTACCGAACCGGCTCATCTCCGTAACGAATGTATCCGGTCCAGGCGTGTTGCTAGATTATGACGATGTAAACAATGGCGAATTCTACTCACCGAATGGTGACGGCTGGTATCTAGGAATGCGACAGGAACTGCCAGATGGTGATTACGTCTTCACCAATGTCATCCGTGACCCGGACTCGATGTGGCATCGCGGCGGGTTTAGGGATAATATCACCTATACCATTACCGGTCTATGGGGATACACCTCCGTGCCAGAGGAGGTAAAGGAGGCAGCCCTCATCATGATTGAGGAGGCTTTGTGCCCACAGTCTCTATACCGCGACCGATATCTCAAGGCAATTAGTGGCGACGGCTGGCGATACGAATTCACCAGTGGCGCATATGCGGGAACCGGAAGTGTTGCTGCCGACCAGCTTCTCGCACCATATCGCCGGACTTCGATGACGGTGATTTAAAATGCGCTGTCTATCTAATGCCAAGTTCAGTATGCTGGTTGACATCATCAAGTCCAGCGCAGCCCCAATCGAGGAAGACGGTCATTGGGAG